CCACGCCGCGGCTCGGGAAGTGCGGGCAGGTGAAAGTCGGCAGACCGCCGTAGGTGGCGATCACCTGGGCCATCTCGATGCGTTCTTTCTCGGTCGGGGTGTCGCCCTGGGCGGCGTACAGCTTGGCCTTGTCGTGGGCCAGCAGCTCGCGGCCGACGATGGCGATCAGGTCGCCGCCGTCGCGGAATTCCTCGTCGATCATCAGGGACACGTCGTGCACCAAAGCGTCGAGGTTGGCGTAGTCGCCGGTCGCGCCGATCTGGATCTTTCCGGCCACCTTGGCGCCTTGGGCCAGCACCTGCTCCGGCGCCTGCTCGCGGGCGATCTGCAGCCAGCCCTTGTTCACGTCCTGGAGCAGCGGGTTGGCTACGCGGTCAGTGGTGGCGGCGGCGCTGGTCCCGTTCCAGCCGATCATGATGCGGTCGAGCGCGATCTGCTTCTGCACCGCGGCGGAATAGCGCTGCGGGAAGTTCGGGAACTTGGCCCAGGCGTCGATGCTGGCGTACTTCAGCGCCACGTCGCTGTGGGTTTCGAACAGCTCGTAGCCCTGGCCGTCCAGGCCCAGCACGTTGCGAGCGACGCGGTCGGCGGTGCTGGTGTCGGTACGGCCGGTCACCGTGCCGCTGGTACCCAGCATCACCTTCTCGCCCTTGATCTCGCTGACCGGAATCACGTTGATCCGGGACAGGAAGGCCGAGCTGTGGGTGATTTTTTCGTTCAGTGTCTGCGCATGGGTTGGCGAGACGTTGAACTCCTCGCGCACGGTTTCCACGCCGTAGGTGCTGGCGATGGCAAGGGCGAGGACGTTGAATTGCTGGCGGGCGGCTTGGCTCAGCTGGCTCATATCAGTAGACCTTCTGGGGTTCGTCGTCAGCAGCGCCAGTGGTGTTGGGCACGTCTTTGCCCTTGCCCTGGTTCAGCGCGGTGTTGAATTTCTCGGTCAGGTCATCCAGCGAGGTTTTCAGGCTGTTGAACTGCTCGGCGGTGATACCGGTGGCCTTGTCGCCGTCCTTGCCGGCTTCCGGCTCGGTGACGGCGGGCTTCTCGGGCTCGGTGGGCTTGGCGGCAAAGGTGGCAGCGCTCGTTTCCAGGCTGGTGGCCACGGTGCCGAGCTTGTCCACCGCGGCGGCGAAGGCCTGCACGGTTTTCGGATCCATTGGGGTGCTCTCGTCTTTGGGGGTTGCGGGGGATTCGGGACCGCCCTTGCCGAGGGCGTTGAACAGACGGGTGAAGAAGGAAAGGGCGGCGGCTTCGTCCGTTTCGGGCGCGGCGATCAGCTCGCCCAGCGGCTCGAGGTTGGCGAAGTAGTTGCCCTTCTCCGCGCGGCGGGAGAAGTGCAGGGGCTCGGTGCCCAGGCTGGCGGGCTCGTCGGTCACGGCCAGGCCGGCAAGATAGGCTTTGCCGGTGTCGGCGAACTCGGGCTGGATCTCGATGCTGGTGAACAGCTTCTGGGCTTCCTTGTTCAGCGCAAGCAGCCGGTCGTTGGGCTGCAGCTTGGCGAACAGAGCGACCTTGCCGTCCTCCAGGTCTTCTGCCTTCAGCTCGGTGACGGTGCCGAAGCTGCCGACATACCGGATGTGCTCGTACCAGATCGTCGCGGTGTACAGCGCGGGGTCGTAGCCCTCGGCCATGTCGCGCAGGTCCTGCGCCTCGATCGTGCGGCCGTCGGCGGTTTTGCCGCTGGTGGCGACGCGTTTCCAGTCGGTAACAAGGGAGCGGGGCATGAACTTTTCGGCTCTGTCGGGGTTCAGATGCCGCCACCATAGGCACCGCCCAGGTGCCCCTCAAACGCTTTGCTTCCGCCCCGTTCCTAGCTGCGAAATCTAGGAATTGCCCGCAATTTATCTGCGCGTTTGCCTCTTTTTCGCCGCATAGACTGCGGCGCATGCCTTACTCCATCGAGATCAAAGAAACCGCCAAGCGCCTGTACCTGCGCCGCGCCAAGCCGCGCGAAATACAGGCCGAACTCGGCTTGCCCAACGTCCGGATCGTCTACTACTGGATCGCCAAGGGCGGCTGGGACGAGATGCTGACGGACGAGGAACCGCTGACCGCCGTCAGCCGACGCATCACCCTGCTGCTGGAGAAGCCCGGCACCCTGGCCAAGGGCGAGCTGGACGAGCTGGACCGCCTCACCACCGTGCGCGAACGCCTGCTGAAGCAATGCGCCAAGCCGCAGCAGTCGGCCCACGACGCGCCGCGGGAGCGGAGCGAGGGCAGGGAGCAACAGGGCGAGCGGCAACAGCGGCGGGGCGGCAAAGGCGAACGGCGGGAGAAGAAGCCGAAGAACGACGTCACGGGCCTCTCCGAAGTCGACTTCCTGGAGAAGTTCACGGCCAACATGTTCGGCTACCAGCAGGAGCTGTTCGCCGCCAAACAGAACCCGCTGACCTGCCGCATCCGCAATGTGCTGAAAAGCCGGCAGGTGGGTCTGACCTACTACTTTGCCGCCGAAGCCTTCATGGATGCGGTGCTGACCGGCGACAACCAGATGTTCCTCTCGGCCAGCCGGGCGCAGTCGGAGATCTTCCGCAGCTACATCATCGCCTTCGCTGCCGAGTGGTTCGGCATCCAGCTCACCGGCAACCCCATCGTGCTGAGCCGCGACGGCAAGCCCTGGGCCGAACTGCGCTTTCTCAGCACCAACAGCAGCACCGCCCAGGGTCACCACGGGCACGTCTACATCGATGAGTACTTCTGGATCCGCGACTTCGAGAAGCTGAACAGCCTCGCCGGGGCGATGGCCACCCACAAAAAGTGGCGAAAAACCTACTTTTCCACGCCCAGCGCCGTCACCCACCAGGCCTATCCGTTCTGGACTGGCGAGGAGTTCCGCAACAGCAAGCGCGGCAAGAAGCTCGGGCAGGAGTGGCCCAGCGAAGCGGCCATCCACCAGGGCGCGCTCTGTCCGGACGGCCAGTGGCGCAAGATCATCACCATCGAGGACGCCGTGGCCGGCGGCTGCGATCTCTTCGACATCGATCGCCTGCGCCTGGAGAACGATGAGGACCGCTTCGATCAGCTCTACATGTGCAAATTCATCGACAGCACGCAGAGCGTCTTCAGCCTGGCCGATCTCGAGCGCTGCTACTCCGACCAGAGCCTGTGGACCGACTACGACCCCGACCCGAACGCGCCGCGGCCCTTCGGCAACAGCCCGGTCTGGCTCGGTTACGATCCCAGCCGCACACGCGACGACGCCACGTGCGTGGTGGTGGCACCACCGCTGGAAGCCGGTGGCAAGTTCCGCATCCTGGAGAAGCACAGCTGGCGGGGACACTCGTTCACCTACCAGGCCAGTCAGGTCAAGAAGATCACCGAGCGCTTCAACGTTGTGCACATTGGCATCGACGTCACCGGGGTGGGCTACGGCGTGTTCGACCTGGTACGCGACTTCTTCCCGCGGGCAACGCCGATCCACTACAGCCTGGAGACCAAGAACGCCCTGGTGCTCAAGGCGCAGGACACCGTCCAGGGCAGCCGCATCGAATGGGACGCCGGCTGGAACGACGTTGCCGCGGCCTTCCTAACGATCAAGCGCGGCGCCACCGCTAGCGGCCAGATCACCTACAGCGCCTCGCGCACCGATGCCACCGGCCACGCTGATATCGCCTGGGCGATCATGCATGCGCTGGCCCATGAACCCCTCAACACCAACAAACGGCGGCGCAGCCGCTGGTCATCACTCGAACAGGTCAGCCATGGCAAAGCGCAAACCGCAGCAGCAACAAGCAACCAACCGGGCGCCCAAGGCGTTCTCGTTCGGCGCCCCCGAATCGGTGCTGGCCGAAAACATGGGTCAGTACCTGGGCGTGTTCGCCAGCGACGACGGGCGTCTCTACACGCCGCCGGTGTCGCGTACCGGGCTGGCCAAGCTGCTGCGCGCCAACGCCCACCACGGCGCGATTCCCAAGTTCAAACGCAACCTGCTGCTGCGTGACTTCCGCCCCTCGGTCGGCTGCAGCGCGCAAACCATGGGGCGCGCGGCGCTCGATTTCATCGTTTTCGGTGAGGCCTACTTCCAGCGCATGCGCAACATCATCGGCCAGGTGCTCGAGCTGCAGCACCTGCCGGCGATCAACATGCGTCGCAAGGTCGGCGGGGGCTTCGTGATGCTGCTGCCAAAGGGGCAGGAACTGCACTTCGAGGAAGACGAGGTGGAGCACGTGATGGATTACGACGTCGAGCAGAACGTCTACGGTGTGCCCGATTACCTGGGCGGCATGCACTCGCTGTTGCTCAACGAGAGCGCCACGCTGTTTCGCCGGCGCTACTACAACAACGGCGCCCACGCCGGCTTCATCTTCTACACCAACGACCCGGACCTTACCGAGGAGGACGAGAAGAAGCTCCAGGAGCAAATTAAGGGCAGCAAAGGGGTGGGCAACTTCCGCTCGATGTTCGTCAACATCCCGGGCGGTACCGAAAAGGCGATTCAGATCATTCCGGTCGGGGACGTCGCCACCAAGGACGAGTTCGAGCGTATCAAGAACATCACCCGGGCAGACGTGATCGCCGCGCACCGCATGAACCCCGCGCTGGCCGGCATCATGCCGGAGAACTCCAGCGGCTTCGGGGACATCGAGAAGATCGACCGCGTGTTCACCAACAACGAGATCCGCCCAATCGCCATGCTGTTCCTGCAGATCAACGCCACGCTGCGCGCCGATCGGCGGGTGGCCTGGAACGAGCCGGCGGCGGGCTGAATGCGACATATGTGCATATTTGCCGATATATGCAGACGACCTTAGAATTCGTGGTGGCATTCCGCCATGAGCTTCTAAGGACAGACGATGTACGAATACAAGATGGTCCAGGTGCCGCCGAGCATCGAGGTGAAGGCCAGCAAGCACAACGGGCAGGAGGCGGCGGTATACCTCGAAACCATCGCGAACCAGTACGCGGCGGAGGGCTGGGAGTTCTATCGGATCGACAGCGTGGGCGTCCAGGTGCAGGCGGGTTGCTTCGATGCGCTAGCGGGGCGCAAGGCCTCGAACAGCACCTATTACGTGATCAGCTTCCGCCGGCCGCGTTGAGCAAGGTTGCCATCAAGGCGCTGATCCGGCTTTACCAGGCCACGGCGCCGCAGCGGTTGAGGGGCGCTTGCCGCTACGAGCCCAGCTGCTCCAACTACGCGCTGCTTGCGATCGACAAGTACGGTGCCTGGAAAGGCTCGGGAATGGCGTTGCGGCGAATTCATCGGTGCCGGGTGCCCAACGGCGGCGAGGACTACCCATAGCGTGCAGTGATTCGATATAGCCACTACATGTTGTGGCAGAATAGTACCCGTATGGATACCTCGGGGGAGGGGCTACGGGTGCGAATCAACTGCAACGCTTGCCGGGGAAAAGCCCGGATCGGATCCCGCGACGAGCTTTCGGAAAACTTCGCCAGGCTCTACTGCCAGTGTCTTGACCCCTTGTGCGGTCACACCTTCGTGATGAACCTGACCTACTCACACGCGCTGCGCCCTGCAGCTGGGGCGGTTGACCAATTGCTGTTCGACCGCCTTCGTCAGCTACCACGCGCCCAGCAACGTCAACTGTTCGAGCAACTGGGAGCGGTACCGGGCTGAGGCATAGCCGCGGCAACCGCCTTGATGTTGTTCCGCACTTTAAGTTCCAGTAAGCGCACAAAGTTGCGCTGCCCATCATTAACTGTTTCGTCGCTGGTTACTGTGGTAGTGCCCATGTATGCAAGCATGTCGGCTACCTCCCTCATCTCATCGAGCAGCGTGTTAATTGCCGTGTGCAGATTGCGTTCCATTACTACCGTTCCCTTGGTGGCAGATATCAAGGTCGGAAGTTTAGGTAGCGGATTTTTGAACCGTCAAGCACTTTCTAATTCTGGTGTCGCGGCGAAAAATATTTATCAGCAGGGCTGATGACACAGCCGAAACCGTGCTAGGAGGCCCGTGCGGTGGGGCTCTGTCAGGAATGGTGCCTTTAACGCACCTTTCCTGATGCGGTTAAGGCAATATTGACCAACGCATTATTGCGTTAATTGACGCTTTCGTTATTTCAATAACGCGTTATTAAGTGGAAAGCACAAAAGCACAAATGTCCTTTTGATCCTGCGCTGCACGGTGCAATAAGTAAGTACCTAAGTAGTTACGTAACGAGCGTTTGAGTTAGTTGCGGCTGAGCGTTTGCTAGGCCCGCAGGCGATCGAGTGTTATACGGGCAATAAAAAAGAGCGCCGGAGCGCTCTTTCTTTTTGGCGATTATTGCCAGCACGTTTTTATGTTATTGCACCTCCTCGATCATCACCACGCCGTAACGGCGCTGGCCGGTTAGGTTCTCGAAGGCCACCACGAACAGGCCGGGCGGCAGCGGTATTTGCACCACGCCGTTGCCGGTTTCGTGCTGCAGCACGCGGGTGGCCTCCACCAGGTCAAAGTCGGAAGGCAGGTCCAGTTGCTCACGCGCCTTTCGCTGCCGTGCCTCAGGTACCGCGATCAGTTGTCCATCGATCAGCATGGCGTTCTCCTCACATGCACATCGGCGCGTTGCTGCCGGAGCGCTCCAGGTCCAGTTGTTCCCATACCGAGAGCAGCCGGCCGTGCTTGTCGCGGTTGCGCTTCTGCACGCTGGGCAGCTCGGCGTAACAGGCCTTGCAGATATCGCTTAGCCCATCCTCGCTACTGGCCCGCCGGTAGAAGAACTCGCTATCGGCCGGCCAGTGCTCGCCGCACTTCTTGCAGAGCTTTTCGGGAGTGTCATCCATCAGCTCTCTCCAGCAGCTTTTGTGCTGCATCGACCATCCTCTGGCCGTTGGGTAGCAGCATGTGGGGCATAAACACCTCTTCAAAGGTCATCAGCTGGCACTCGACTGCGGTTACTTGCGCCTTGACCCAATCCCGGAGCATCGAGCAGACGGCGATCTGAGCTATTCGCATGGCTTTGTCGCGGTGCTCAGCCTCGGTGCAGCGCATTCGACTGGTGTAGGGGTGTTCGCGCAACCAGGTGGTGGCGTATCCACCCCAGTGTCCTGGCAGTTGCACGGTGCGCCCGTTCCAGTCGAACTGAACCAGAGTCACCTGATCCTTCGCCTTCTGCATGATCCCGTAGTTGTCGCAGCCGAACCGTCCGAGCACCTTCTGAATTTCGGCGAAGGCCTTATCGCCGCTTGTGGCGTTTTCATAGGGCAGGGGCATCGCCGGCCTCCTCGAGCAGATCACCCGGGTGGGTGAAGGTGGTGCGCTCGCGCGGGTTGAGCAGGTCGGGTTGTTCCTGGAGCAGGCCGGGCGCCAAGCTCAGCTTCCGGGCCAGCGCCTCGGCAGCGTGGCGGGCATCGATGGTGCAGCTCGCAGTGTGCTTCTCGCCGCGCACGGTGGCCATGTAGGTCATGCCGGTGAAGCGGGTGCGGATTTCAACCATGGGCCACCTCTCCGGCCGAGCTGGCAACGTCACGGACGACCGCAGCCATCATGAAGTGCTGGCCGTTGTTGGTTTCAATGGGGCCAAGGCAGTGCCGTGCTTCCCCGGTGATCGCACTCGCCATCGGCATGGTGAGCATGACGATACGACCCAGGAAACGTGCAAGCCCTTGCCAGTCCT